CGGACAAATAAGAAAATTATCGCAAATTGTAAGCGCAATTGATGAAGATATTGACAAACTACCTGTTGGAACAAATGAGGCTTATGACACGGCAAGAGCGTTTTCTAAGGCTCTCAATGATGTTTATACCCGCTCAGTTCTAGCGAAAGCTCGTGGCAGAACATCTATGGGTGGTCCAAAAGTTGCGCCCGAAACAATTGACAAATTATTTATTAACAGAAATCCAGACGTTACTTACAGCCGATTATTGGAACTTGAGGATTTAAGCAGTTTTTTAAGAAAAAACGGTATCATAGAAGACACGCTGGAAGTAGACGGTAACGTCTATAATGTAAGTAATTTAAGTGATGCTTTTCTTAGAAATAAAGCACAAGAATTTGTTATTTTGACAGGGGCAAAAAAAGGTCAAATTGATCCAAAAAAATTAGAAACTTTCGTAGAGCAGAATGCAGAGCTACTAGATAGATTCCCAGCCTTACAACAGGATTTGAAGGATGCGACCACGGCGCAAATGGCTTTAGATCTTGCCAATGAACGTAAAAAATTGGGGCTTAAAATCTTGCGTCGAGACTCCATGTTGGGAACCTTATTGGGCAACACTACTCCTGCCCTAGCCATAGCTGATGCTTTGACTTTTACTCCCAGAGGTTCGCGTCAAGCAGATCCCGTCAAGGGCTTGCAGCGGCTGTTTCGTCTAACTACTCGTAAACCACAAAATATGCCATTAGACCAAGCAATTGATTTCACACAACAAGTCAAAGCTGGTCAACAATCAGCAATATTTGAGTACGTGCTTTTGCAAGCGGGCGGCGATGGGGGTATTGTTGATCCTCGTGTCATGCAAAAACTGTTGTTTGAACCTCTACCAAATCAAACTGTAGCCACTAAGGGCGGATCAAGAACTCTTATGTCTTTAGCACAAGACTATGGTATCTTTGATGCGAGTGACGTCAAACGAGTGAAAACAGTTCTAGATCAGATGCTGCGAGTTAAAAATGCCGAAGTTGCTGGCAAAAATGTCGGAGAAGTTGTAGATCAAATGGGCCCGATTGGTTCTTTTTTCACTGGAATACTGGGTCTTGCTGGCGGTACTCGTGCCTATTCTACGGTTACAGGCGGTCCAACCGGTCCTGCCTCTATTTCTGCGGCTTCGCTAGGCAAAAGACTTGTCAATGATTTTACCCAAAAAATACCGTTTTCAAAAAAACTAGATGTTTTGATGACAACTTTTACGGACCCTCAACTTGTGGCTACACTTTTAATTAACCCTAAAACAGCAGAACAAGAAGCGCGCCAAGCTAGAAAATTTTTATCTATTATGGGCCGAAATGGTTTCGGCGCTTTGGTAACAAATGTTGCAAAAGGTGCAACTCCGGGCGTAATTAGAGAAACAGTTGAAGATACAGAAAAACCAACTGAACCAGACCAACAAAGCGCTTTGCCGCAAGTGCCGGTAGCACGAGCGCAACCGCGTCAAGTATTGCCACCGATTGCTGCCGCCCCTCCCGCGCCCAGCACACAACCGGCCCCGATTAAACCCGCAACCACAGCTTCGGGGCCGGTTGACCGCAATCGTTTTGCCGCTTTGTTTCCAGAAGATAAAGACTTAATTCAAGGTATAGGGAGTTTGATGGGCTAATGGGTGTACCTTTATCCGGACGCCTGCCGGGCGATATAAAAGACGCATATTCGGAGTATGAACAAAAGTACGAGCAATATGTCAAAGACATGAATGCGTACAACGAGGCAGCAAAAAAATGGAACGCTGGACCGCGGACCTCTGCTTTTACTTTGTCAGAACCAGCAGCACCGACATTTGGATATACAGACGAACAAGTGCAATCCGCAGTGCGTCGTGATTCTCAACTACGCCAACAGGCGGTTGATGTCGCCTTCAACCCGCAAAAATACAACTTATCCGGGTTGGGTTTTGCTCCTTTAGGTGCAAATGTTGCAACGACCAGTGGAGCTCCCACGAAAGGTTTTGTAACGGAGGCAAAAGCTGGTATCGGCAGCCTTCTTGAAGATCAGGGTGATCCAAATGTTGCTTTTGATTCATACTTTGGACCAGTCAGATATGGAACCGCGGACAGCGAAATTCGCACTTTAGATGATGGTAGACAATTTCGCAGAGAAGAGTTTGATAGGTTTGGGCAATCTTTTGGGACTGCGGGTATGTCGCCTCTTCAACAAGAGTACAATCGGTTCCTATACCGAATGGGTCAACGTAGATAATATGATGTTTAGTTAGTCGCAAAAGGAATCATACAGGTTTTTTACCCACCAGTATAAAGACGCTTCATCAAGATCATTTTTAATCAAATTAACCCGCTGACAGACTAATTGAATGTTGTCTGGAACGTACCCTTCCATCGACCTTATTCTGTCGATTGAAGCATTGAGGTCTTTTCTTTCCCCACGATCCTGATGATGTGTCATGTAAACACCGGATAAAGCACATCTTCCCTCTTGCTGTTCCCAAAGTGCCAAAACATCATCAACGGTAATTGACCATTCAAATTTATCTTTGCGGCTAGATTTGCTTTTGGTGTAGTGGTCTTTTAGGTAATTTTCTGCGGAAAAACTTTGCCGCTTCATTCGCTGACTGCTGACACAAACATTACACCTGTTCACCACACCAGTGCCATCTTTGTTTTTGTGCCGCCGTGTTTTAGCCGTTGCACTAAATTCATTTAACGGTTTTGTACGCTTACATATTATGCAAGTTTTCGTTTCCATGGTGCCCCCTCCGTAGTCTAATAAGACCAGAGAGTTGGTCTGATTCCTCCTTTCTTCCAATCAACCAAAATACAAACCTCGTGCGGGTTTTAAAATTTTTGTTGGGCACTGATTTTTTTCAGGATGCCAGTGCGTCTGTTTCCCTGTATCGCTGCATTCATATTTGCATCGACGTACAAAACCGGACGGACGGCCATGTGTGTAGGACATGGTTACGTCGTAAGTAACAAGGCTACAAATAATTGCTGCTGTTTCTAATATCATGGCAAAACCTCTGTATAAGTTTTGCCTTTAATTACCAGAGAAATGTAAAATTTAAATTAACCAATTCCGCGCATCTTCACCCATGACTTGACCGGCTAGGTGTATCTTTTCTTTCAGGGCCTTGAGTATCTTTTCGTCTATCGTATCCGGCGCAACAAAATCAATATATGTCACCTTCTGATCTTGTGAGATGCGGTGCGCTCTGTCTTCCGATTGCCAACGTATTTCTAGGTCATAGCTATTGCTGTAATAAATGACCGTCTTTGCGGCGGTCAGCGTAATGCCGTAACCGCCTGTTTTTGGCTGACCTACAAAAAACCGCAACGGATCATCAGGGTCTTGGAACTTGTCTACCGTCTCTTGGCGGATGTCTTGACGCGTTTCACCGTAGTAAGCCGCCACCGCGTCTTGCCCAAACCTACTCTGCAACTGTCTTTCAATGTCTTTGATATCGTGCGTGTACGTGCACCAGATAATCGCTTTCCCGTTTATTTCTTCGCAAACATTCAATAGCTCCGCTGTCCGACTGCTCTTGATCGTGTTCAAGTTCCCGTCATCGTCCACCAAATGACCGCAACATATTTGCTGCAAGCGCATCAATTGCGTCAGCACGCTCTGTGTCGTCGCAAGTTCTCCATTGTCCAGCTTTGCCAAAGCAAGCTTTTTCATTTGCACGTACAGCTTGGACTGCTCGTCAGTCAGCGGCACTTCGCGTTTCACGTAAACCTTGGCGGGCAAATCTAAGCACTCTTCTTTCAACACGCGATTGCTGAACTGGTCCAGTTTGCCGTTCAGTTCCGGCAGACGCCGATAGTCCACTATCTCTTGAAAAGACCGCCCTTTAATCTGACGGTTTTGTACAACAGCATATCGGTTCTGATAGCTGTAGTAGCTCTTGTGGCCCAGCGCCTTTTCACTCAGAAACATGCACTGGCTAAACAAATCCATCGGGCTTTTTGTGACGGGGCTACCCGTCAGGATACGGCGATACTTGGAGAACTTACGAAGCTGCAAAATGTTTTTGGTCCGCAACGCTTTGCGGTTCTTAATCGTCGTGCTCTCGTCGATAATCACTATGTTGTTTGGGTTGTTCTGTAAAAACAAAGCACCCGCCTTGGTCCCACGGGCCGTGCTGAACGCTTCGACGTTCATGACAAATATCTTCATTCCCGCGAACGGTTCTTTAATAAGTTCACGTAGCTCTTCTTGGTATTTCTTGGAGGTGTTTGGCGTCCAGCGCACCACGGACCGCGGAACTGCGTCCCACAAATGCGTGGGTATCTCGCCCTTGACCCAGTTATCATAAACGCCTTTTGGCGCGATGACCAAAGCCGCGTTGATCTTTTGCTGGCTGTACAAATACCCAATAGTATCAATGGCTACCTTAGATTTGCCTGTCCCCATGTCCATAAACAGGGCGTAATATTCTGCTTCACAAGACTCCTGCAAAGCAGTCATCTGATGGGCGTATGGTTTTGTTTTAAATTGGTACATAATTTATCCTTGACATACGCATAAAATCAGATACTGTCTGACCTGTCAAGTTTGGACACAAACTTTAAACACGGAGATCGAAAAATGAACGATTTTTTAGATGAGCTTGAGGCCGACGTTAATGCCGGTCCTAGTAAAGTGGAAAGCGTCAATCAAGTTGGCCTTTCGACAATCGCGGAACTGGCAGTCGCCATCCGTACCAGCGAAGATGATATCGCAAATCTCGAAAATCTGCTTAAGGAAAAGAAGCGTGAGTTGTTGAAACTTACGGACGAAGACTTGCCGTCAATGCTGCAAGAAATCGGCTTGAGCGAATTTAAATTAGAGGACGGTTCCCAAGTCACGATCAAACCGACTTACGGGGCATCCATCAAAGTAGAAGAGCGGGCACAAGCATATGAGTGGCTCAGAGAAAATGGATATGATGATATTATCAAGAACACAGTCACCTGTGCTTTCGGGCGCGGTGAGGACGACAGCGCTTCGGCGTTCACGGCTCTTGCAAAAGAAGAGGGCTTTATTCCCACACAGAAAGAAGAGATTCACACCAGCACGCTCCGCGCGTTTATCAAAGAGCGGGTTGAAAACGGTGATGAATTTCCCTCTGAACTTTTCGGGGCCTATGTCGGCCAACGTGCAGTCATTAAACGGAGTAAGTAAGATGGCGAAAAAAGGTGAGGTAGCAACGACCTCTAAAAAAGCAGTTGCAACAATGGACGTAAACTTGTTTGAACAAGACGCAGGTCTTGGTAATGAAAACGTCGGTCAAGAAGATTTGGCTCTGCCCTTTCTAAAAATACTTAGCGGGCAGAACGACGAGTTAGATTTTGTCGAGGGTGCTGTTCCGGGGATGGTTTACAATACGGTGAGTGGTGAATTGTTTGATGGCAAAAAGGGCATCAAAGTCGTGCCATGCCACTACAACCGGCGGTTTTTGCAATGGGCACCTCGTGGCTCTGGCATGAAAGCCCCCAAGGCTATTTTTCTAACCACTGATGTGATGCCTGAAACCAAGCGGGACAAAGATACAAACAAAGACATGTTGACGGACAGTTCCGGTGACTATCTGGAAGACACGCATCAGCATTTTGTTCTGCTTGTTAAAGAAGACAAGACGTTTGAAGCTGCGCTTATTGCGATGAAAGCGACACAGTTGAAGAAAAGTAAGAAATGGAACTCCATGATTTCTTCAACCGTAATTGAAGGCAAGAGCGGATTGTTTACCCCGCCACGGTTTAGCCATATGTATCATTTGACAACGCTTAAAGAGTCAAACGACAAGGGCAGCTGGCATGGCTGGGAAATTAGCAAAGTTGGACTACTCCAAGACGCTGGGCTGTATCAGGCGGCCAAAGAGTTTTCGCGTTCTATCCAAGCTGACGAGGTTGTCGTTAAACACGAAAACGAATCTGCTGTACAGACAGAAGCAAGCCCGTTCTAAAAACTAAGGCGGGGCACTGCCCCGCCTTGGCACTTGGGGGCCGAAATGTCTGTTAAAAAATTCAAAACCATCTTTGATGGTTTGCAACTCGCGTATGGCGTTTTCAAGATTGAAAAAACTGCGGCCAATGGTAAGTCCACTGGACGGGCCGCAGTCATACGCGAACCGCGGACCAACGAAACTTGGAAAAACCACCTTGCTGGTAAGGGCACGGGAATTGGAATCATTCCAATAAACGAGCAGAACCAGTGCGTCTGGGGGTGTATTGACATTGATCAATACCCTCTGGACCACAAATTGTTGATTGAAAAAATCCGTAAGCTTGATTTGCCGCTGGTTGTGTGCCGGTCAAAGTCAGGGGGAGCGCATTGTTTTTTGTTCACTAGCGAGTGGGTGGACGCAAAAGATATGCAAGCAACACTACAGCAGATTGCCGCCGCACTTGGTTACGGGGGCAGTGAGATATTTCCAAAACAGGTCAAGCTACATTTGGAGCGTGACGATGTAGGCAACTTCTTGAACCTACCTTATTACAACGCTGACGAGGGTCTGCGCTACGCCTTCCTAGACGACGGCACAAGCGCGACATTGGCAGAGTTTTTTGAGCTCTACGACAAATACAAACAAACGCTAGAGCAGTTACACAAACTGCAAATCGGTGATGAGGCAAAGGGCGGTAGTTTCTACGACGGACCCCCGTGTCTGCAAATCTTAGCAAAAAGCAAAATATCTGAAGGCGGAAGAAACAATGGTCTGTTTAATCTTGGTGTGTATCTGCGTAAGGCTTACCCCGATAGCTGGGAATCGGAAATACTGACCTACAATATGCAGTATTTGGACCCGCCTTTGCCGCTGTCTGAGGTCAATATTGTTGCCAAGCAGTTGGAGAAAAAGGACTACGCCTACAAATGTAATGACGCGCCCATTAACTCGCACTGCAACAAAGAGCTATGCCAGACCAGAAAGTTTGGTATCGGTGCGGCTATACAAAACGCCGCGATAGGTAACTTGCGTAAGTACAACTCTGTACCGCCGGTCTGGTTTCTGGACGTAAACGGAGAACCCCTAGAACTGGACACCGAAGCTTTACTGAGCCAGCCCGTGTTTCAGAAAATGTGTATGGAACAGCTTAACTTCATGCCGATGTCGGTAAGCAAGCAAATTTGGGAAAACCGGATTAGTGCGCTTATGAACGAGATGAAAGACAACGAGAGCGCCATTATTGAAGTGGCGCAAGATGCAAGCATTAGCGGTCAGTTCTACGAATACCTTGAAGATTTTTGTTCCAACATGCAACAAGCCCAAGATAAAGAAGAGATCTTGCTGCGTCGGCCTTGGACAGACGAAGAGGTCAGCAAAACATATTTCCGCCTCAAAGACTTTGAAAATTTTCTGAAGCGTAACAAGTTCTTTGAGTACAAAAGCCACAAGATCGCACAGAGATTGCGCGATATGGGTGGAGAAAGTACACTGCTCAAGGTGAAAGGCAAGCCGATACGGGTGTGGATCATACCCGCTTTCGATAGCCCGGAGGTCGAGATTAGCACAAAAACTTTCAACCAAGAGGAGGCTCCGTTTTGATTATAGCAAATGGATTTGATAAAGCTTTTATCGGTACAGCACACAGAGTTGGGTGCCTGCGGATCGCTGTATACGATCTGGCAAAATGCATCAAAGTGCTCGTGGACAGGGACGGTATGACAGAAACAGAAGCTGAAGAGTTTATGTTTTTTAATGTAGTTGACGCCTATGTTGGCCCAAGCAGTCCAGTGTTTATTGAGCGTTTTGGAACCATTGAAGAAGCCGTCGAAGACATGGAAGAAACCGATATCGTCGATTATCAGCAACAAACCGTGACGTAAAATGGATACCAAAATTTTTCGTATTTATGGCCCGCCGGGAACGGGCAAAACCACAGCCTTACTTAACAAGGTAGACGATGCGTTGAATGACGGTGTTCATCCAAACAAGATCGGTTATTTTGCCTTTACGCGCCAAGCTGCAAATGAAGCAGTAGACCGCGCCGTGAAGCGCTTTGACTTGGAAAGAGATCAGTTGCCTTGGTTTCGAACCTTGCACAGCTTCGCTTTGCGTCTGTCCGGCATACGTCAAGAACAGATCATGCAGCCAGAGCACTACAGAGAGTTAAGCGGTGCTCTGGGCGTGGACCTTGGAGCAGTAAGTGGGGCAAGCAGTGACGATGTATTTGATTTCAACAAGCGGGACAACCCGTATATCAGCCTGATTAACTTGGCGCGGCTCAAAAAAATATCGCTCCGCAGACAATACGATGAAAGCGACGCGGATGTAGAATGGGCTAGCCTGAGTTATGTGGCACGCTCCTTTCAGGAATACAAAAACAAACAACGCCTCTACGATTTTACGGACATGCTCGAAGTGTTCGTGGCACAAGGCAGCCGGTATTGCCCGCCGCTTGAGGTCAGTTTTATTGACGAAGCACAGGACCTGTCGCCCCTACAATGGGACGTAGCTCACGTAATAGAAAAACATAGCGAACGTATTTACTGCGCTGGCGACGACGACCAAGCAATTTATCGGTGGGCCGGGGCTGATGTAGACCATTTTATTGGCCTCAACGGGGGATTCGAGGTCCTAGAGCAGTCGTACCGGATACCTTCAAACGTCCATGCAATAGCCAGCAAAATCGCAAAACGCATTCGCCGCCGCGTTCCAAAAAACTATTTTCCCAAGCAAGGCAATGGTTTAATAGAGAAGATAGTGAACACCAACAACATTAACTTTGAAACAGGGGATTGGTTGATTTTGGCGCAGGCCGCATACTTGCTGGATGAAACCATGCAGGATTTGAAAAACCGGGGCTACCTGTACAGCTACCGCGGACGACGGTCCATTTCCGAAAAGATGTCTGAAGCAGTAAATGGCTGGGAACAATTACGCAAAGGCCGTGAGGTAACTGGTGCCACAGCCCGTACAATCTATTCCTACATGTCTGCCAACAAGCGTATCAAGCGTGGGTTTAAAAAGCTGCCCCAAGTAAGCGACGACGACATGGTCACGCTTGAATACCTACAAGACAGCCAAGGTCTGCTTGCCACGATAGATATGATTTGGCATGAAGCGATGGACCGCCTGCCAGAAAAAGAACGCGCCTACATCACTGCGCTCTTGCGTCGTGGTGAGAAGTTCAATGCGTTGCCCCGCATAAATATATCCACGATCCACGGGTCAAAAGGCGGCGAGGCAGAAAACGTCGTCTTGTTTACCGACCTATCGCCCGCGGCACTCAAGTCTTCCGAATACAGTCCGGACGATTTACACCGCGTCTTTTATGTAGGCGTGACGCGCACTAAGAAAAACCTGTTTCTTGTTGAGCCACAGAATTTTGCAAAGGCGTACCAGATATGAACCCACGTTTGAGTTTTTGGAAAAGCAAAACAGCAACAGCCTCATGGGGCTTTGGCCTTGTTTGGCGTAAACCACGAAAAGGTTGGGTGCATTATCCCTTTGCGTGGCACGGCTTTCGCAGAAGCTTTCTTAAAACTTGGGAACATTACAAACATGCAAGAAAGTACAGAAATCACCCTGTAAATACTAGAAAGCATATAAAATGAGACGCGAATTAATTTTAGAAAAAGCAGAGTCACTTGTAAACGGGGACCGGGATCAAGACTATGGCGAACCAAGCCTGAACCATAAACGCATTGCGGAGCTCTGGTCTGTAATATTAGACCATGGGGTTTCTAAGGAAGAAGTTTATCTGTGCATGATAGCCGTCAAAATGTCCCGTCTAATTCACGACAGTGAGCACGAAGATAGCTGGATTGACATAGCGGGCTATGCTGCGCTTGGCGGAGAAGCGGCTAGTCCGCCTCTTGAAAACGACATAATGGAGGTTTAGATGAGCCTACAGTTAGCCTTTGATACGCCCAAAAGTGAGTGGGTGCCCCCGCTTGAACTGCCCGAAATATTCGACGCAAAACAAATAGCAATAGACGTTGAAACCAAGGACCCGAACCTGAAATCAAACGGTCCCGGCTGGCCGACAGGTGACGGTGAGGTAGTTGGCTACGCCATAGCAGTGGACGGCTGGTCCGGTTACATACCTATCCGGCACGAGCACGGCGGCAATCTGGACGAGAAGATAGTCAACCGCTGGCTAAAAAAAGTGTTCGAGTCGCCCGCCGATAAAATTATGCACAACGCTCAATATGATGCGGGCTGGATCAAGCAAATGGGCTTCGACATAAACGGGCGCATTATCGACACAATGCTGATAGCCAGCATTCTTGACGAGAACCGGTTTAGCTACAGCTTGAACGCAATCTCTTATGACGTACTGGGCAAAGTAAAAGTTGAAAAAGGGCTAACTGAAGCAGCCCGAAGCTTTGGTTTGGACCCCAAGGCTGAGATGTTCAAGATGCCCGCAATGTATGTCGGGCCCTACGCTGAAGCCGATGCGGAGCTTACGCTTGAGCTTTGGAATTATTTCCAAGTCGAACTGGGCAAAGAAGACCTCTGGCAGATAGCAAATCTTGAACTGGACCTACTGCCCTGCTTGGTTGATATGACATGGCGCGGTGTTCGCATAGATCAGGACAAAGTCGAGCGCACGCGGAACGCGCTTCTAAAAAGAGAAAAGCAGGTCCTGAAAAAGATAAAAGACCTTGTCGGCAAGGATGTCGAAATATGGGCCGCAACATCTATCGCAAAAGCATTCGAAGAGTTAAGCATACCTTATCCGCGGACCGAAAAGGGCTCACCGTCGTTCACTAAACTGTTCCTAACCGATCACACACATGAACTACCCCAGCTTATTGTTGAAGCGCGTAACCTCAACAAAACCAGTGGCACTTTTATTAATACGATCATGAAACACTGCCACGCAGACGGGCGCATACATTCACACATAAATCAAATCCGCTCCGACGACGGCGGAACCGTGTCTGGCCGAATCAGTATGAACAATCCGAATTTACAGCAAATCCCTGCGCGGGACCCGGAACTTGGACCTTTGATCCGTAGTCTGTTCTTGCCGGAAGAAGGTGAGCAGTGGGCGGCAATAGACTTCTCGCAACAGGAACCGCGGATCTTGGTCCACTACGCGCATGTTTACGGCAAAAGCCGCAACCTAGAACTCAACGGGGTGAGTGAATTTGTGGAGGGTTATCGTGAAAACCCCGACATGGACTTTCATACAATGGTCGCAGAGATGGCCGGGATTGGCCGCAAGCAAGCCAAGGTAATCAATCTTGGTATGATGTACGGCATGGGCGTGAACAAGTTGTCAGAGCAGTTGGACATACCCGTGGAAGAAGCCAAAACCATTATCCGCCAGTATCACAGCCGCGTGCCCTTTGTGAAAGGTCTTATGACCGGTGTGCAGAACCGGCTTAACGACCAGAGCAGCAGCGGGTCCATTCGTTCCATACTGGGCCGCAAGTGTCGGTTTGATTTGTGGGAACCAGACACGTTTGGCATGAACAAAGCACTTCCCTATCGCGAAGCGGTGCAAGAATACGGCGAAACTACGCGCTTGAAGCGGGCTTACACCTACAAAGCATTGAACCGGCTTATCCAAGCGTCTGCCGCGGACATGACCAAGCAGGCGATGGTAAACATCTACAAATCTGGCAAAACCCCGATGATACAAATTCACGACGAAATGGCGATGTCTGTAAAAAACAAAGCAGAGGCCGCGGAAATCGCTGAGATTATGGAACAAGCCGTGCTCTTAGAAATCCCAAATAAGTGCGATATTGAACTGGGCCCAAGCTGGGGTGAGGCAAAATAAACTCTTGCGTTTACTGATAAAATCACATACATTCGCGTATAAGCTTGGAGTGTGTTAATGGATACCGAAAAATATAAATCAGTCATTGTTCCGATTGATGTTTATCAAGAACTGAAAAATCGGGCCGAAAATGAAGGCCGGACCATCAGCGGATTGTTCCGGCTCGTCTGGCAAAACTATCAGAAGAATGTCAAAGAAAAGGCCGGATGATAGGGAGTGTCCCCACTGCGACGGCACCGGTGAAAAACTACACGATTCATCGGTTGTAGATTTTATATTTTACAAAGAACAAAGCGAAGGCGTTTGCTTGCATTGCAACGGCACCGGTCAGCGTTTGTTGTATGACGATCTAACCGACGATCAAATACTAGATGGTTTGGCCGACGGCTCAATAAAATTGAATGATCTTGAGTAAAAGCCCTTGACATTCCCATAATATCACTTATGTTGGAAGTGGGTATATGCGGTCCTGATTGCCGCAAGTCAGCCCACCTCTGTAGTGGAACCCTCCAAAGTATCCCAAGTCCTTTGGAGGGTTTTTCTTTGACATATATCGCATAATGTCGTATACAATTGTATGATCCATAAAAGAGGAGTACCATTAATGGACATTTTTACAGAACTATTTGACCCTAAATCAATTCAACGTGAGGACGCAGCAATGAATACGGCACCGCAACCAAGCACCCGGAAAGAACCCATGCGGTTTCCAGAGGCTGTAGCCAACGTCGAAAAAATGATTAATCATGCAACCGCCCAGTTTGAAGCAGACGGCGATCATATAAAAGCAGAGGAGCTCCGGCGCAGTTGGCGAAGAATATTACAAGGTTAGATCTCGAAGTGTTTTTCGATAAGGCACAAGAGAAAACACACGAGCTTATAGACGAGTTAGAGCTTCAAGGAGACGGCGGAAGCACCGCTGTCTCCGCGGCTCTGACCGCGCTTATATTTCGTATTTTGATAAACTCACCGTCAATACCAGTAGCAACAGGGCTTATAGCCGTATGTATGCAGAACGCAGCCGTAATGGCTGCTGAAGTGGAAAAAGACGACGAAACGGAGTTACACTAATGAGTTACCTAACAACCGCAATCCTAGTAGCAATCGGTACTGTCCTGTCCGAATTAATCCTGTAAAAGGTCCGGTAGTTCGTCCGGCTCTGCAAGGGCCGGATTGAACAACGGTACACAAGCCGCGAATGAAAAACCCCCGTGCGGCTCCGAAGCATTGTAATCCTCCGCCTCCTGTACACATTCCATCGCCGACGAAACGTCATACTTTGCATCAATCATGTATTTGAAATCACCGGAATACGGCATCACAAAAATTAAAATAACAAATTCAAACATGGTCCTCTAACTTATCTATTGGTGCGTGTATC